AATATTAAGTTAAATAAAATTAGAGAAAATACAAATGGAAATATAAATATGACTTATTAATTCACGTTAAATAAATAAAAAAATAATAAGAAAAAAATAATTATATAACATGAGATTGCATCTAAAAAANCTTAAGTTACCAGCATTGATCAGCTGGAGGAAGTTTATCTCATGCAGCTATTGTAGCAAGAGAACTAAACAAACCCACAATTATTGGTATTCCTGATTTGTTTGAATATTTCAATGATGGTGATGAAATCGAATTGGATGGTTCAACAGGTATAATTAAAATGATTAAAAGAAATGAAAAAAAATCAGAAAATCTTAATTCCAAATAATAGACAAAAATTATTATCTTCAAATAGAATAAACAAAACTAAAATAATAAATATTAGTTATTTTTGACTCTTGTCAAAAAAATCAATCAATTTGTATTCACATATTTGACAAATATTGCAAGATAAACCAATAACATAAAAATTATTATTAAAAATATGAATATCATAGATTAATATACCATTGAGATTAATATATCCAGCATATTTTCCACTACAAGTAAAATATTAATAATATTAGTATTTAAATAAGCTATATAAATAATATTTTTGAAAATTTTATTTTGACATATTTAGAACTAATTTTTGTTTCTGATAATTTTTCTATTAAAACCAAAAAAGAAGTTAATATTACTCTAGTAATTGTAAATATTTAATTTCATAAGCATCTGAATAAATAAGGTATGTGTTTTTTTTTATATATTTTAATAGATTGATATCCAAAGGAATCCAACTAAAAATTATTCATATATTTTTCTCTAAATCATACAAAAAAATACCTTCGTGATGAAGAGCACAAATGTAGCGATTATTAATATCCAAATCAATGAAAATTTTTCTTGCATCAATGCGAAACAAAAGCTTCGGCTAATTCATAAAATTCCATATATTTTTTCACGTATTAACAAATACGATATTTATTTAATTTTATACGATCACAATACTTGTAATTTGAAATAGATAAAAATTTAATAAGATCAAAATAAGTCTATTTTATCATTTTCCTCAAGTATAATAATATTATCACCTATATTAGATAAAATTTCGAAAATTCAAATCAAAACTACAAGAAAAGACTATGTTTTGGGATTTAAGTAATATTTTGCATAAGGAAGAATATGTTTTTCCAATTTTTTCACACACATTTATAAGAAAATATATTATTATTTGGTAAAAATGATATAATTATAGTGAAAATATCCAATAGGTATATTTTCGAAAAAAATATATTTATTATGTATTATACTTATAACGTGATTTATTAAATTCTTGATGTTTGATAACATAAACTGAAATGAAAAAGAATCACTGATGTTTTTTAAATAAGTATGTTCGTTTTCAGACCCAATAAAAATAACTCTATTATTTTTTGTAATTGACATATTTGAAAATAACAAATATAATTATTAAATATGTGGCAAAATTTGTAATTTTCATTTTTATTTAATAAATAAAATACTGACAAAATATTTTCCCATAATAATTTTATTTTATTTTTTTTCATAAAATGGATCAATAATATAAAAATTATCAATTAAAACAAAAATATCATAATATATATTAGAGAATCCTTTTTAAAAATTTAATTTATCATGATAAAAATAAAAAATATTTATATTTAATTTTCATGTTAATTAATATAATTCGAAAATCCTAAATCTAGTAGATTGTAAGAGATACATAATATTATTTTTAACATGTAAACCAAACCTGTATCCAGAAATAAATCCTATATCAATCATTCTAAGAAATGTAAAATCTTTATAAAAAATTAATATGTGTGTAGTGTTCATAATTGTGTAAAAAAATATATAATCTTCTGTAATATAAATTTTTTTAACACCACCATTAGTATATTTTTTTATCCCAATTTCATATATTACTTTAGGGTAAAAATCGCTTGTTTCACATATAATAATATTATCTTTCAAAATATAATATATGTATGATTCGTAATTTTGTATATGAAAGCAAAAACCATATAAATAATCCTCAAAATTAAAATAATGAATGGTAGATACTTCGTAATTTTTTAAACTTATTTTGATTAAATTTTTTAAACACAACACATAAATATCATTATTACAAAACCCCACGATTTCTCGATTATATGGGATATAAATATTTTTTTTAAGTGAATTATTACTTAAATCATATATATTTATATTATGTTCACCTAGAGTTATAATATTATTATCTCTTACATAATGGACATGATTTGAACCAGTATTAAAATCCATATTGTGAAAGTTTTTGGTGATAATATCAAAATATATATTTCTTGAATCAAAATATATTTTTTCTTTTTCAAAATATAAATTATGAATATCAAAATCAAAATCTTTATTAAAAGTATTACTTTCGAAATCTAATCCTTTATATGACAATATAATTCTAATCAAATCATCAATAAAATATGGTTTTAATTTGTCGAAAATCAACAAATAATAACTATTCATAATTATTAATTGGTATGACATTATGTATTAGAAAGAATAATATTCATTTTTTTAAATTTTAATTTGTCTAAATCTTATAAATTTTAATAATTCCAAAAATCTAAAATAATTCAAAAATTTTAAAATTAGAAGATTGTGCGAGAAATATCGTGTTATTTTTAACAAAAAAAGCATGTGCAAATTCACATTTATAAGAATTAGTATCAATTATTCTAAATAATGAAAAATCCTTATAAAAGATTAATATACATGATACTATATATAGAAATATATAATCTTCAGTTACGAAAACTCTCTTATCAACATAACTATAAATATATTTATTCAAATCTTTTGGTAATTGATATTTTGATTTGCGATGAAAAGTATTTATATCATAAACGACAAATTCATTTCTAGCTCCAGCAAATAAATATAATTCATGATTATAAATACAAAAATAATTATTAAGAGGATTATCTGTAATGGTTAAAACATTATAAATTTCTTTATTTTTTAAGTTTAATCTCATTATTTTCTTGTAGTATAAAAAATACATACAATCTTCATAAAATTCTATATCTCTACATGAAATAAAATTTGTTTCAATATTTTTTTCCAATTCGTAATTAAGATTATATATATTTACACTACTACTCTTACAGACTATAATATGATTTCCTCTAACATGATGCACGCCCCCAGAATCAGTTCTTATTTTCGAATCAACAAATTTTTTAGCATAAATATCAAAATATGCTATCTTTTTGGAATCAAAATATAATTTTTCGTTAATTAAGTACAAACCATAAATATAAAAATCTACGTTGATATTTATGGTATTAATTTGAAAATCTAATCCCTTATATGATAATATAATTGTTATTATATTATCAATAAAATATGGTTCCAATATATTAAAAAATAATAAATTGTTATTATTCATAATTATCTGAGAATTTAATATAAAATTAACAAGCTGAAAAGAAATCAATTTTTTCTTAATTTATATTTATGAAAAAATATTTCATTTTTAAAGATGTTTTACGAAGAGAATCTGTACTGTTCAAAATATTTTGAACAATTTTTTAAAAGGTTTTTCCGATGTTGAATTTGAAGAAAAATAAGATTGTCCTTTGTCACAAGAATCTAAAAATTACGAATCTAGAAGAATTACACCTAAGATATGGATCCTCATTTCTTTGGCCATTTGTGACGCATCGTTTGTGCATGGTTTATAAATGTGTTGTGTTGACAACATGGACATACAAATCCCGACATATTTTCTATAACATCTAATATTGGTATCTCAACTTTTTTACAAAAATTAATCCATTTTTACTTACAGCTAATAGAGATACTTCTTGAAGTGTAGTAATAATTATTCTTCCATTATTATTTGATGATGTTTTTAAATTTTGTGCAATAGTTATATGTTCATCCGAGGTTCCTGGAGGAGCATTAATAATTAAGAAATCCAAATTAGATAATTTTTTATTATTCATATTTAGTTTTGATCTATATGATTCAATTCTAATAATTAGTAATATGCAATAATGTGGACAATTGTTAATTTTATATATATCATTAAAAATAGATCTAATTATTTCCATGTTTATGTTATATTCATATTCTATAATAATACATACTAATTGTTAATTTTTCATATATTTTGAAAATATATATATAATCTTATTCAAAAAAAATTGGAATTTGTTACTTCTTGTGATCTCTTACTTAAGTTTGGTAAATTACTTCTCTTGAAAAAATGAGTCTCTGTACTGCCTCCGTAATTCTTGTTGACAAATCATTCCGCGTCTTTTTAATTGAACATAGGAATCAAGGGATCTTCACATATCCAAGTAGACAAGTTGAGGTTAAAGATCTGGTAACTCCGGATCCGATTATTAATGTTATTGAACGTGAATTTGAAATTACATGTGGTTTCAAATTACCATCTCTCATTCGCAATAAAATATTTGTCTACGAACATACAGTTTACATTTTTGCTAGGTAATATTGTCCCTGTAAGTGAATTTAAATCTAGTGAAAAAGCTAGCTCATGTGAGCTTGTTAATATTCTTAATCTTACTAGTAATATATTAGAAAATATCAAATTGACTGAATTAGTAATTCCTGCATTGAAAGAGTCAATTAAACTTAATATTGATAAAGAAATAATTTTTGGTGATGATTATTTTACTAATAGTAATAGTAGTAGTAGTTCTAGTAGTAATTCTAGTAGTAATTCTAGTAGTAGTGATATCATGGTCTTAGATAAAAAAGATAAGCCTATTCCCTTTACAATACATGTGCCAGTGCCATCAGTGCCAGTTCATGTTCCGAAAAAAATTTGTGATTTTGGAAATTCCTGTGACATAAGAGACTCGAATCATGTAAAAGAATACCATAATGGTATTGAATTTGAAGCTCGTTCCCCATCAACATCACAATCAAATAAAATTAATCAAGTAAGTGGAGTGCCAGTAAAAATATCAGAACATGAACATGTTCAAAAACCTGAATGTAAACATGGAAATAAATGTAATTCCACGGATTTGGATCATATTTAAAAATACCATGAAAATATTAGATATGGGGCTCCTTACTTACCAAGACCAACTATAACTTCCAAACTTGTGTGTAAAATGTGTGAGGGTACAGCTTTTACAATTTTAGATTCGAACAGTTATGAATGTATTACTTGTACTTTTATTAATTAATTTGTTTATTTTATTTATAAAATTATTTGGAAATTTAACCTAATTTTTCTAATCATAAAAATATTACTAATTTCCAATCCTGTAAAAGTATTAGTAAT